TCAGTGCGACCAAGGCGCGAGCCGGTTGTAGCGGAAATTGTCGGAATACGAAATGATCTTCCGGCTTTCCGGCCTCGGCGCCTCGACACGATAGGCGATGCCGTTGCGCTCGGCATAGGCGATCGCCTGCTCTTTCGAATCGAACTTAAGCGTAACCTGGGACTTCATGTCCGACGAACTCGTCCAGCCCATCAGTGGCTCGATCTCGCGCGGCCGCTCGGGCTCATATTCGAGAACCCAACTGTCCTTCGCCTGCCCCGACTGCATCGCGGAGCGAGCGGGAAGATAAATGCGCGCCGTCATGCCGACCCTCAGCCAATTGCTCGGAGACATTCGCACGCCAAACCCGCGCAAAGCTGCGCGTTCGGCCCGAAATCTCCCCGACGGCGTTTACTGGATGTGCGGCGCCTCGACAATGGCTCCGTCGAGATGAAGAAAGGCCGCACGCTGGCCCCGGCGCAAGTCCCAAAACGCAAAAAAAGCCCCGCCGGCCCTGACGGCCAGCAGGGCGAGCGCGCAAAATTGATTTTGCCGTCCGAGTCTCGTTCGTCTGCGAGCAAGCGATGGCGATGCGGCAGCTATCGTTCGTTCGCAAGCCATCGCTGGCTGCGACACCGCACGGAAATGGCTACGCTCCCCGTCCTGGCCTCAACTTTCTCGCGCCCGGATCAGCATGTCGAAGCGGCTTTCCATCCGGTCGAACCCTTGCGCCATTTCCGTGCGCGTCGGCATCTGCGCAATGCGCTCGGCCATCACGCCGATCTTGTCGTCGACGTTGTCGTGGCGCTGTTCGAGCCGCGCGACGCGCTCGGTGAGGGCGATCAGCCGGGCGTCGAGGCCGCCTTGCGATTTGCCCGCCGACGCGCCCCGAGTCCAGGCGCCGACGACGAACGAGAAGATCATTCCCGCGCCCGTCAGCGCCGGTTGCAGAAAGGGCAGCCCGCCCCAGCCATCGCCCACCTCGGCCATCGCGTTTCTCTCATCGGTTCTTGGAGTTCAGATCATTCTCTTGCGCGACGATGTCGGGATAGCCGCCGGTGATGATGCCCGACCGCCACGCGCCCACGAACACCGGCGCAACCGCCTCAAGCAGCTTGCTGGCCTCCAGCACGATCCCCGGCTCTATGCCGAGGTCGACGAGGATCTGCTGGACCGCGTTGGCGAAGGATTCCGCATCGGTGATCGTCAGCTTGCGCGTCTCGACCTCCTTCAGGACGGAAATGGAGGCGCCGACAGCGGTCGAGACATCGCCGACGGAACTCGCCGAAACTAGCGCCGGCGCGCCGCCGCCGACCACGACATTGGCCAAGCCGCGCAGCGCCGTCGCGGCGAAAGAGCCCCAGCTCATTGCACCGCCCCGCTCTCGATCGCCTGCACCCTGGCGACCGCCGCGCCGACCTTGGCGATGAGCGCGGCCGAGTTCGTCGCGGTCGGATTCTGGCAGGCGGTGGCAATCACCGCCTGCGCCGAGGCGACGCCAGCCTGCTGCTGGGTCGACAGCTTCGAAAGCGCGACGACGGCGCCTACGTCGGCCTGAAGGATCGGCGCGAAGGCGCAGACGGTGGCGAGGCTCTGGCCGGCCGCCGCCTCCATGTTGGCGAGATCGGCGTGGACGGCGCTGAGCGCGCTGGCCACATCCTGATTGCAACTGGCGGGAGCGGTCGCGCCGCCGAGGAACGGGGCGGCGACGCCGGCGACGATCAAAAACGTGCGCAATTTCATGGCGGTTTCCTTCAGTGGGTTTTCGCAACGTCGGAGACCGCCGTCATGGTCGCCTGGAGCCGGCCGAAAGCGGCGGCGACCTTGTGGGCGACGGCGGTCGGCGTCAGGCCGACGGCCTTCAGTTCCGAGGGGATGGCGGCGGCGATCTTGGCGACGATCTCGGCGACGATCGGCGATTTCACATCGATCTCGGCATGGGCGAGATTGTCGGCCGCGCCGGCGACCTTCTGGGCCGCCTTGTCCTCGATGTAGCGCTCGACCTTGGCGAGCAGCGCCTGATCGACGGCGAGGCCGGTGTAGCGTTTGATCTCGGCCGAGAGGAGCGCGCCGAACGCTGTGACGACGACGCCGATCAGCGCGACGACATAGGGCTCGGCGTCCGCAACGAGCGCGCTCGCCGCGATGACGGTGTTGGACATGGAAGCCTCAGGGAAAAGGAGCGGAGCCGCCGCTCGCCGGGAAATCTCAGACGCCGAGCGCCTTCAGATCGGCGGCGTATTGCGCGACCGAATGGTCGGCGACGAAATCGCCCACGCTGACGCCGATGCGCGTAAGCCTGCCGCCATGCAAATACGGCCGCATCGGCGCGTCGGGCACGATGTCGCCGACGCGCGCGTAAAGCGCGCGCTCGACGCCGCGCTTGAGCAGATGGCCGAACCAGGGATCGAGGAAGGCCGTGCGGGGCGCGCCGAATGTGACCAGCCGGAACGGGACGCCCGGCTGCTGCCAGGCGTGCAACGCCGCCAGACACGACGCCAGCGCGCCGCCGAGGCTGTGGCCGGTGAAGGTGATGAGCCGGTCGCTCGCCAGGACCGGCGACATCATCCGCCACGCCGCCTGCGCGCCGAGGCCGAAACCGGAATGGACGAAGCCGAGTCCGCGCACGTGCACGGGCAAGAACGCGGCGTCACGCAGCCAATCGAGCGCCTGCACCGGATGCGTGCCCGGGACGGCGACGACGATTTCGCCCGGCCGCGGCAGCAGCGCGTAATGCGCGTCGAGCGCAACCGTGCGCGACCAGGGCCCGGCGTAGACGCGCCCGGCGATCTCGGCGAGAGCAGCGTGCGAGAGCATCATTCGCCTGCCCGCAGCAGATAGGCGGCGACGATCAGGAACGCGCAGACAAGCGCGCCGCCAACGGTCATGTAAGCCGCGAAATTCGCGGCCGCGAACACGTTCGGCATCGAAAAGACGAGCGGAATCATGCGTCGGACTCCGCGTCGAGACGCCCCCAAGTCTTCGGGCCGATCAGCCCATCGACATAGAGACCGTGCTTGGATTGGAACGCCGCGATGGCCGCGCGGGTGAGCGGGCCTGCGAAGCCGTCGATCGTCAGCGCCGGCGCCGCGCCGGCCCGATTGAGCCGCCATTGCAGATCGGCGACCGAGCCGCAGGGAAAGCCGCTCGCCGTTGGATGCGCGGTCTCATCGCCGGGCGCGTTGCGCGCCGCGCCGCCGTGGCTCGGCGTCGGCGCGACATCGCGCGGCAACTCGACCTGATGCGGGTTGGGCAATCCGTGCAGCAGGAACGGCGGAAGCGACGGCAGTTTGGCCAGTTCGTCCCGCGCCGCCCCGACCATTGCGACGAAATTGATCCACGTCGGCGAGCCGACGCCTGAACAATCGACATGGCCGCCGCCCGCCGCGCCAAGGTCATGGTGCTGGCAGAGGCCGCGCCCCTGGCCGCCACGCGCCCACACAGGCGGGATGTTGTAGGCGACGCAGAGCCAACCGAAGATCAGCGCCGCCGCGCGCCAGCGCGCTTGCGGAATGCCCTCCGCAGTCTTGCCGGGAATTTCGAGGCTGATGCCGGCGCCGTTGAAGCCGCACTCGGCCCAGGCCTCGAATTGCAGCGGCACGGTCTGTGTCACCTCCTCGCCGCCTTCGCTCATGAAGGCGTGCGGGGCGGCCTGGGTCGCTGCGCGGCAACACCAGGCAACGGAGCCGGCATAGCCGCCTTCGCACATATGCGCGATGAGCAGATCATGCCTGATCGGCGTCGGCGTATAATTGGGCGACGGTCTTTGGACGACGCGCGGCATGGCGATAGGCATGGAGGCCTCGCAGTTGATTCGGGAGGATGGAGGGAACGCGGCGCCGGTCAGCTCGGCGGCGCGCCGGAGAGGATCGCTGCAACGCGCGCGGCGGCGATCAGATTGAGCGAGGCGAGATAGTTGACGCCCGCGACCACTTCTGGATTGCTGAGATCAAGCGCGCCTGCGCCTGTCGCCATCAACAGGAACAATTTGACCTGGGCGTTGGCCGCGCTGACGATGGCGCCCTGTTCGGAGCTGGAGAACAGCGCCATGAATTGCAGGAAGCTCAGGCCGGAGGTTTGATAGATCGCCGTCGGCGTTTTCGGCGTGAAGACGCCTGCCGAATACGTCCAGCCGACCTCGGCGGTGTCCGAGGCGACAATCTGAGACCCGTCGCCGGGATTGAACGTCGCGGGATCGGCGAGAATGACGTTGACGACGACGCTGTTCAGGACTTGGGCGCACCGCATCAGAAATGCTCCACGACGATCACGTAGCCGGGGCCGCCCGCGCCGCCGGGGCCGGCGGCAAATGTGTTGAGCGTCGACCCGCCGCCGCCGCCGCCGCCGCCCGGCGAACCACCGGCGCCGCCCGCGAAACCGCCCGTCAGGCCGCCCGCGCCGCCCGCGCCTCCTGCGCCGACAAACAGGTTCAATGCGCTCGACGCTGTTGCGGCCGATCCGCCCGACGCTCCGGCGCCCGCGCCGCTTATCGCCAATGTGCCGGGAACGCCGGCATTGCCCGATGCGCCGCCATTCTGAGCAGCGAGCGCGGTCGTGACTCCGCCGCCGGAGCCGCCGCCCGAGGCCCCCGCGATGGAAAAGCCGGTGGCGTTGGCCGCGCCCGTCGCACTGCCCCCAGCGCCGCCGCCTCCGGCATTGGCGAGCGAACTGGCGCCGAAGGTACCGGAGCCGCCCGCGCCTCCGCCGCCGGCGCCGCCCGCGCCGCCCGTCGCCCCCGAACCCGAACTGCCGAGGTAGAAAACGCCGCCGCCGCCGCCGCCGCCGCTCCCCGTGCTCAACTGGCCGCCGCTGCCGCCGCCGCCGCCGTAGCCAAGAAGCAGCGAGCCGAAGCTGGTTAGGCCGCCCGCGCCGCCTGCGCCCCCCGTCGTGTTGTCGGCCGCCGCCGGCGCGCCGGCCGCGCCGCCGGCGCCGATGCTGATGGCCTGCGAGCCGCCGATCGCCGCCGCCGTAAACGTGCCGAAGTTTGCCGCCGCCCCGCCGCCGCCGCCGCCGCCCGAAACCGCCGAGCCCGAGGCCTGACGCGCCCCGCCGCCGCCGCCGCCCCCGCCGCCGATCGCATAAACATCAGCAATCACCATCCCCGGCGTCGGCGTGTACGTGCCGGAGGCGGTGAAAGTGATGATGTTGGTGGGATGCGGCAGGCTGCCGGAAATGCCCCCGGGGCCAGGGCCAATCGGAACCTGGGCCGAAGCGCCAGCGCCAAGAAGCGCCAGGAACCCGACGCAAGCAAATCCTCTACGAAGCATCTCAGTTCGCCTTGTAGTAGGAGACATCGATCGTCGGCGAACCGCTCTGCGCCGTGAAAGACAGCGAAGAGAGCGGCCCGGAATAGCTGAAGCAGGCGCCGGCGGCGACCGGTAGTCCGACTGAGGCCGTCGCCGCCGTTCCGTCGTCGCGATAGCGCACGCCGCCCCCTTCGACGCAGATTTCCGCCAGCGTCGCGCCGGCGGGCGCCGTCAGCGTCACGTTGGTTGAAACCGCAAGCCCCATCTGTGAGGCCCCCGCAGAATTATAGAGGTAGATCGGCGTCACGCCGGGCGTGATTGTCCCTCCCTGATCCCGGTGAGTTTGCGCGTGCGCCAAGCCGACCAGGCTGAGCATCAGCGCGCTGGCTGTGAGCGAGCGCTTGAGCATTTCGGTATTCCTTGATGATCGAAGGCGCGGTTCGGGCGAAAGGCGTCGGACGACGCCTCATGCCCCGATTGCGCGAGCTTTGTCAGTTGATGGTCCAGAACCCGGAGGGATGGGTTCCGCTTGGTCCCAGGCATCCCGGGATGATCGTCTGATGAGCGCTCGGGCTCGGATGCGTTCCGTCAGCGGTGTCGCTCATGGAGACCCATGTTCCGGACCCAGCGCCGGTCGCGCTGGCGGGCGCCGCTTCAATGCAGGCCGCCGCGTCCATCACGCCGCCGACGAGACCCATCGGAAGCGCATAATTGTAGAGGAAATAATTCCAGGCGTTGCGCGCGCTCGGGCCGCTCGCGAAGGCGTAGAGGTTGACCTTCTGACCGCTCGGAAGCGCATTGGCAAAGGTCAATGACACAGCGCCGCTCGACGGCGTGTGCGTTCCTGTCGAAAGCCGCGAACCCACCAGGGTTGTCGCGCCCGAGCCTCCCGCGCCGGCATCGACGACAGTGGTGTAGGCGCCGTCCGACCACAACGAACCGATCATCGTCGCGCCCGGAAATGGGCAGGCGTAAGGCCCTGTCGTCCCATTGCCTGAGATCGAGCAGGAAAGGACGCCGGCCCCAAGCGCGCCGCTGCCATAGGGGCCGCCGAGCGGGGTCGGATCGACCACCGCCGCCGATCCGAAACCGGCCCCGGTCGCCGTATAAGGCCCGGAGCCGGGCGTCGCCTGCGCGTTGCTAGTCGCCGAAACCACCCGCGGCAGCATCGTAATCCACCACAGGCCTTGTCCCTGGCCCGGCGCCGCCGCGCCCAACGCCCGCGCGGCGGGGATGAAAGAGTTGATGAGCTGCGACAGGGAACTCCCGTCGTAAAGATCGTTGGTTCCGGCGTTATCGATCACACGATCAACGACGCCTGCCGCCTCTGAAATGCGAGCGAGGCGACCTCGAATATCGGCGTCCGACGCGAGTTGCAGCCCGTTGATCGGCATCTTGACGACGCCAAAATATCCGTTCGAGGCGTAGTCGAGGTAGGAGAGGTCGGTGTAGCCGGTCGAGTTGCCGATCCCTTCGTCGATGCTGTCTCCAAACACCGCAATGGACTTGATCGGCCCCAAATATTCCACTGAAACAGGTCCAACGAGCGGATTGTCGTAATTGTTGAACGACGTCGAAAAATTTGAAAGCGATTGCGCCTCGGTCTGATCGCCGTTCGCGGGGCCGCCGATATACCAGCCGCGAATCTGCGATCCGTTGGCGACAGCCCCGGCAGTCACGATGGAATAGGACCCAGTCGCATAGTTTATGGAACAGGAGGACACACCATTTGCGCGGGCGCATCCGCCCGAGCCGTTGTCCGTGCTGTTGGCAAAGCCCGGAATGTCGAACACGACGCTCTTGGCGACGACCGGCGTGGTCGGAAGAGTCCCGGAGAACGTGGTCGCCGAACCGTTTCCGGTCCCGAACGTATAGTTGGAATATCCGATGTTGGACCCCTCGTAGAGCGCGCCCTTTCCATTGCCGCGAATGGGAATCTGGCCGCCCATCGGCTCATTGCAGTAGGAGCGGATATAGAAGGGCGTGCCTGGAGGCAGATAGAGATAAAGCGGATCAGTGCGCAAAGCCGGGGTGCTCGGCTGCAACGTCCATGACGACGCGCCGACGGAGGTGATCGACGGAGAGACGATTTGGCCGCCGTTGGGCGTGGCCCAATAGGACAGGCTCGCGGTATTTGTCTCGACCGAAGCCGAGCAGGTGACGGGGTTGGCGCCAGGCTGCTCGCCGGAGGAACCATTGGCGCCCGGCGCCTGGGACGTTCCCGGCTGCCAGCCGGAATAGACGAGACGGATCGCGTAAGTTGGCCCGGAAAGCGGCGAGACTTCGTGAATGCGCGACGTGAAACCGGTGCGCAGGCCCGGCGTGATATTGAAGTTGTAGCCGCCGAATTGGGAGCGTGTCGCCCCCGCGCGCCAGATCGGTTGATCGACGCGAGTAAGGGCGGTTTTAAGGGTCGTTGTTTGCCCATTGACGGAAACGGATTGCGCCGCCGCGGGCGGCAATCGGGTGGCCCCCGCTCCTATGGATTGCGCCGGAAGAGCCACGGCGACGAAAAGACAGAGAAACGTTCGCATGCCGCCCCCTCAATTTTGACGTATCAACACCTGCGCCGAAGACGAGGGCGCGTAGACTTGCACCCGCCCCTTCTCGACGCTGGAGACCCAGGAGCCACCTTGCGCGCCGATCGAGCCGCCCCCGGAGAGCGCCATCACGCTGGCGTTGTTGGGAGGCGATCCCACCGCCGCCGCGCCGTCGTCGAGCACGACCGCGATCTGCGACCCGCTGGTGTTCTCGACATCTATTGAAAATCGCGAGGCGTTGGCCGGCGCGCCGCCGACCAGCACATAATTGGCGTAAGGGCCGCTGGCGGCGAAATTCGCCCCGACGTTAGGCAGAGCGGGTGGGTTGGCGCTGAAATCCAGTCCTGTCGAACCTGCAAATGCAGGCTGAACCGCGACGGGAACCGGATTGGCGGACGAGACAGGCCCCGCGCAACTGCCTGCGTTGGAACATCCCACGAGCGGAACGAACCCGGGCGCCACAGTGCCGCGATTGTCCCGATAAGTCTGTGCTTGCACCGCGCTGGCGAGCGCGAGCGACATTGCAACGGCGATGAGCCTGCTTTTCGACATGTCCGATTCCCTCAGTGAGCGCGGCGCGTGTCAGGATGTCGGCGGAGTAATGCTGAGGTACATGAGCGAAACCCGCACTGCGCCTCCGGAGAAGGCGCCCCCAGCCGCAGTCAGGATGACGTTCGTGGCGCTGTAGAAGGGATTGGGGCCGATCAACCCATTGTTGGTTGAGCCTGCGGCGACAGACAGGCCCGAACCGAACGCGCTGGTTGAACCGGTGTAGCCGACAGAAAAGGAGGCGGCGCCGGTGATCGCCGTCGTCACCCTCACCGCGCATCCGATCACCAAGGCGCCTGCGGGAATGGCGTTCGCGGCCATGACCGTGGTCCCGGAAAGTCCGGTAAGCGCGATTTCGGAGACATTCATGCACAGCGCAGACCCGTTGGCGCCGACCGCCGCGCCCGCGTCGCTGAGCTTGGCCGCGGCGAAGCCGCCTGCGGTCGCGCCGTCGCCGACGATGACGCGATTGTTTGTGGTGTCGACGATGAGTTCGCCCTGCGCCGGCGTGAACCCCGCGATATTGGCCGCAGTGTCGCGGCGATGCTTGACCTGGACGCTCATGGTTACCTCGAAAAAGAGCTGGACGCGAAGGAGGATTGCGCCATTGAGTGATCGCGCATCATCTTGTCACGCCGCCGAGGTCGATCTCGGCGACGGGCGCGATCGATGCGCTGCCCCAATCGTCGGTCTCGGTCGCGGTGGCGGTTACGTTGCCGAAGTCGAGATTTGTGCCGACCAGGAGCGCCTGTGTCACCGGGCCGAGCGCTCCGGACCCGTTGGGCGTGTAGGGGTAGGCCGTGCAGGTGGATAGGTCCTCCACCCCCGCGCCAAACACGTTGAACGATTGAAACTTGAAAAAAAGCGGAACGCCGATCCAAGTAGTCGGCAGATTGTATTGCACCACCGCGGAATCCAGACGCGCGAAGGACGCGCCCGTCGCGTGCGCAGTTCCTATGGTGCCGGCGAAACCGCGCTGCAAGCCCGTCAGATTATAGGCGTATGCGCCCGTCAGCGTCGCCGATTCATAGGCGAGCAACTCGCCGTCAACCAGGCTTAACGTGGCGCCGGCCTGAGCGCTCGCCGCGCTTGCGCCCGACAGCGCCGCGCCGCTCTCGGCTAGATTGACGGCCAGCGCATCACTCGTATCCCAGCCGCCCGCGCTCGGCAGGCTCGCCGTCAGCACGCCCTGTCGTAGCGGCGAAGTGATCGTACCGATCTGCGAATAGGTCACGTTGTCGACGCTGGCCCAGACGTAGGCGCCGCCCCAGTTGGGATCGACGGCGCCGCCCGAGCCGCCGCTCGTGCCCACCCAGACCTGCGCGATGTTGCCGGTCAACGCAGGGGGCGGTTCGTAGATCAGCGGCGCATTGATGGCGGTCGCCGCCGCGCTTTGATTGGGCTGGAACGAGACCGCCCCATTGGATGGGTTGTTCGCTGGCGTCGAGACGCCCATCGCGAGTTCCTCGGCCTTGATAGACAGCAGGCCCTTGTCGTCCTCCTGGATCTCTGTGATGCGCACGGGATAAGCCGACAACCCGAGGTTCGCGTCGGTGATCGTCACCACGTCCATCGGATCGAGCAGACAATATTCCCAGCTCAGCTTGAACGAGAAATGCGCGCGCACATAGAGGCCGCGTTGCAGGATGGTCTGCGCGACGATCGGGCCGATGACGTTTTCGTCGCAGATTTCGTTGGCCTGAACCGTCGAGCCGACGCGCGGGCCGTAGAGTTCGATCTGACTTTGGTCGCGCGCCTCGACAGGCGTCGAGCCATATTGATTGTTGCGCGACAGGCACTGGACGCGCAGGATCGTGGGCAGACTGAAGGGGTCGACTCGCTGCGCCTGCACCGGATCCTTGTTGCCCCTTTCGTCGATGAAATCGAGATCGGTCAGCGAATAAACGGGCGTCAGGTTTGGGACGTAGGAGACAGGAATATTGACCGTCGCGCTGATCGTCACCGGCGATCCCTGATCGTTGACGTGGAAGACGTAGGTTCCGGCCGGCGTAATTCCATATTGGCCGGGCGCGCCCGGGCTGGCGGCCCCGATATAGGTTAGCGCTACGCCGGTGAAGGTGCGCACGACCCCGCCGTCGGCGACGAAATTCGACGCCGTGGCGACGACAATGACCGGCGGCGGGAGGCTCCCGTCGCTCTGCTGGGCGGGGATCGGAATTGAGGACGTGATCGTCCTCTCGATAGGGCCGGAGGAGATCGGCTCGTCTCCATAAGGAATGAATTTGAGCTGCCCCGCCGACCAAACCGCCGCGCAGTTCGTCAGTTGCAGCCAGCGCGTCAATATGGAAGACGCCTGCTGCGGGCTCGACAGCAGCGGCGAGAAGGCGATGCCCATCGCTTTGCAATAAGTTTGCAACGAAGCGTCGCCGCCAACCCCATAGAGCGTCGTGAGATCGATGGCGCTGGCGTCTAGACCTGCCCCATATTGTGCGTTGGTGAGGAAATCATAGATCACCTGCGCGGGGTCGGCGTCGACGCCGTTGATCCCGGTTCCGGCGAGGATTCCGATGACCTCGAAATTGTGATTGCCGACGTCCGCCGCGCTGCCTAGTTGATAATTGGCGGCGCAGGCATAGGCGGTTCCCTGGTAAGCGAGCGCCTGGTTGGGATATGTGGTCGCCAGGTAGCTCCAGACCGTCTGCGGGGTCGTCCCCTCGAACAGATTGAGCGCGAGGTCGGCGAGCGTGTAGGTCGATTGGTTGCGCCAGACATAGCCGATTCCCGAGATCGGCCCTTCGCAGAGCGCCATGATGATGTCGGTGGTGAAGATATAGCCGACCGTCGGACCCGAGAACAAGCCGCCCTTGCCGCTCTTGACGTTCTGAGTTTGGAAGTTGGAGTAGAAGACGACGTTTGGAGCGAGCTTTTGCCGGCCGTAACAGATCGGGATCGGCAGCGTCGAGACCGCCGTCTGCAACTGGAGGCCGGTATAATTCGGCTTGGTCGAGGTCGGGGAATGTCCAAACAACGCCGACATATCAGACACCCCAATGAGAGAAGAGCCTGGCGGCGCCGAGCCGTCCAGAGAGTTGCGAATTGCGTGCGACGGGCTCTTCGAGAACCTGGCGGGCAGGCGCGAAGGCGTGCAGGATCGTCAGCGGATCGGGTTCAGTCACGATGCCTGCGTGGGCGTAGCAGCGCCCGACCCGGAACAGGATCACGTCGCCGAGGCGCGGCCCTGAGCCTGTCGAAGGGTCGACCTCGCGCGCCGAGGCGAGAAGGAAGCCGAGATAGCGTTCGTCGTCGCGATGCAGCATCCAGTCGCGCGTGTAGGGGCGCGGATCGAAAGGCGCGACGAGGCCGAGGTCGCAGAACACGCGCACCAGCAGCATCGCGCAATCGACGCCGACGCGATGGAGGTCGGCCATGTGATGATAAGGCGTGCCGATCCAGGCGCGCGCGGCTGCGACGACGCGCGCGCGCGCGTCGGGTTCGGGTAGGTCAATCATGGACGACCGTCCGCTGGTTGAGGGCTGAAACGGATCTCTGGGATCGCGGCTAATAGGCGATCTGTGGCGGCGGCACGAACGGGAAGCCGCGGAAGTTCGCAAGATTGCTGAACCGCCCCTGGCAGGTTCCGCGCGTGTGGTCGCAGCCGAACGCGACCGTGAAAGCGTCGCCGGACGCGGGTGGCGAAGGCAGCGGATACATCAGCGTCAGCGATGCGCCCACTGCCACGCTCTTGATGGTTGCGCGCACGTTGGAGTTGACGCCGGTGGTGAACAAGATCGCGCCTTGCGAATGGCCCGCGGCGGCTAGATTCGTGTTGATGAGACCCTCCGTCGAGCCTGCGCCGACGACGCCGCTCGCCGAATAGGTTCCACGGATCACGCCGCAGCCGGAATCGTAAAGCGTGTGCACGCAGGTCGGCGAATAGATATTGCGCGGCATGTCGTAGTCGAGGATCACGAGATCGCTGGCGACGGTGATCTGCGCTTGCGTGCGCCCAACATGATCGACCGTCGACACGCGGCCGTGAAACATCGTCACGCCGCCGATCGCCGCGCCGCCGATCGCGGTGAGGAACACGCGGTCGCGTTGCACGGTGGCGCCGTCGAAAGCGCCCTCGCGAATGGCGTTGAGAACGGGATTGCCGGAGATGAGGTCGGTGGGTCGCGCGGCGATGACGATCTGTTGCTTGTCGACTTCGAGGCCGATGCTGCCCTTGTATTTGAGGCCCTGCACGAGCGGTCCCGTCGCCGAGAAGGTGATCCCGTTGTAGATGACGGGAAGGTCGACGTTGGTCCAGGCAAGGGCGATCCCCGTCGCCAGGGTGAAGGTGAAGCATTCGGCGATGGCGATCTCGGCGTCGGGCGCCGCGCGGGCGGCGTCGATGGCCGCCAGAACCGCTGGTGTGGTCGGTTTCATTGTTGCCTCAAGCTGCGAAACTTCACGCTGTTGGCCTTCCATAGGTTCGCCATGAACTGCTCGAAGTCGAGAGCGTCGCTATCGAAGCGGCACAGGAAGGCGAAATAGCCCGTCCACGCCAAAGCGGCGCCGGCGGCGGGCGCGGTCGCGAATGTCACCGCGCCGTCGGCGATGGCGTAGGCGCTGGGGTCAATCAAGCTGCCGCCCGCCGTTATCCAGGGGCCGCCGTGAAAGGGCGTTCCCAGCGTCTGGAAATAAGGCCCCGGCGACGAGGCTAGCGATTGCTCCAACTGCGGGCCATAAACGTCGATGGAGTCGCCGCTCGTCGTCAGCAGGATTTGACTGTAGGCGAAGCCGGAACGTGGCGCGCCGGCAATCGAAAAGCGCCGCCACGCCGACGACAGCGCGAGCGTGAGCGCGCCGCCGTCCGCGCCGGGATCGGCGAGAGTCACGACGCCCGACCCAGAGCGCCGGCGCACCCACATGGAGGAGACATAATTCGAGCTGGTGACCGCCCGTTGCTGATGGACATAAGCGTTCGCCGCCGTTGCGGTCACGGTCTGGGCGGCCGCGCCGCCGAAGGGATCGCTGACGCCGCCGGAGATGGTCGCGCCGCCCTTGCCCCAGGCGGCGTTCCTGAGGTCGCCCGAGTAGTTGACGAGATTGTTGGGCGCGTAAAAGGCCACTCCCCCCGCGATTTGGAACAGCGTCGGCGCGGCCGGCGCGAAGGGTTGCGTGATCGGCTCGGAAAAACCGCCCAGCGAGCGCTGAAGTTGAAAGGTCGTCGTCGTCCCGTCGCCGGTCCCGAATGGCTGCGAACTGACGGCGTAATCGCTAGGGTCGTAGTAGAGGAACGCGGCGTATTGCCCCTGGCATTGCAGATAGAGCCCCATCAGGCTTTGCAGGCTTGACGCGCCGAGGCCTCCATATTGGCCGCTCGACGTGCCGTCGAGGCCGTTGAAGGTCAGTTCGAACTGCCAGATCGGGTTGGCGTAGCTGGCGTCGCGCACTTCGCGGCCCGAGACGTGGCTGGCGACGATGGTTGCGAACGTCGGTTTCTTGTGCACGCTCCAGCCTTGGCCCGCGAGCGGCGGAAAGATCGGCGGCGCGCTCACCAGAGCCGCTCGCCATTAGCGGCGCTGAGGCCGGATTGCCGAAGATGGGTCATGGATCAGGGCCTCACGGTCTGAAGTTTCACGCTTCCCCAGCGCCAGAGCAGCGTCATGAAATTTTCGAGGTCGGCGACGTCCTCTGCGAAACGGCACAGCCACAGGACGCCGAAATCCGCGCTGATCGCCGCGCCCGGCGCCGGCGGCGCGGCTAAGACGATCGCCGGATAGAAGCCAGCCGTCGCGCTCCAGCCCGAAGCCTGCGCGCCATTGAGATAGACCGCCGAAACGCCGCTGGTCGCCTGCAACGGTTCGGAATAGCCGCCGAAGCTGCGCTTCAGGGGAAATGTCGTCGTGACGCCGTCGCCGGTCCCGAGCGGTTGCTGGGAAGCCGCCGCGAGGCCCGGGGGCGCAAGCCAGAATGCGCCGCCCTGCCCGCCCATCTCCCCATAGAAGCCGGCGATGGCCTGCAATTCCGCGTTGGCGTCGGCGCGCAGCAGATTGTAGTTCAACTCGATGTCGTAGATCGCCAGCGCCCGCGAGGGTCTGCGACTTTCTCGCCCGCTCACATGTCCGGCAACCCCCGTTGCGAAGCGCGGCCGCACACGCGCGGACCAGCCAAGCGTCTGAAGCGCCGGAAAATTCCGATAGGTTCCTGGCGCGGGATCGGCGGAGGCCGGCGCCGGCGGCGTCGGGGTTCGCCCCGCGCTCTGCCAATCGCCATAGGCCCAGTCCGAAGCGTCGCCCCAGACGTTCGACAACGTCGGAAACGCCGGGAACGGGCGCGCGTCCCAGTTCCAAACGCAGGAAAACGTCCATTGGAGCATCGGGACGCCGCCGGCGCTGGCGTTGTTGGCCTGCCAATAGGCGTAGATCGCGTCGAGCGCCATCTGTGAGATCGTGTCGTCGCGCAAAGGCAAGAGTCCGCCGCCGGAGGCGCTCGTCCAGATCGACCAATAGGGGGTGCCGCTGGCGCTGGATGCAGGCGAATAGAACAGGTTTGGTTGATTGGTTCCCTTGTCGACCGAGGGGACGCCGTATTCGAGGAAAAGGATCGACTTTGATTGCGCGATCCAGGGCGTCTGCGGCCCCTGCGCCGTCCAACCGGCGCCGGTGTCATAGACCGCGTAATGGGGGTTTGCCCACCACCAGCGCATTTGTTTGTTGGCCAGAATCTGCTGGCCTGCCGAATAGGTCTGGCGCGTCTGCGTCGCCCGGTCGCCCTGCGGCGCGGAGACGATGAGGCCGGAGCCAAGCGGATCGTCAGCCGCGCCGGCGTTCGCGCCGTCGTTGTAGTACCAGTCGAACTTCTCGCCGCCTTCGATATTGGCTTGCAGATAGGCGGGCGAATAGACCGTGGGCGCGCCGCTGAGGCCGAAACCGCGCGTCGAAGGCGCAGCGGTCGGCCAGTTCTGCGGCGGCGGCGCCTGCCAGTTGTCCGCGTCGAGCCCGCCCGTCCCCGTCGTCCAGTCGGACAGCGGCAAGTAATTGTCGAAGGCGACGAAATCCACGGCTGGCGACGCATAGAGACTGTCGAGGTGCGGCCATTGCCCATTATCGCCCGCGTGCTGATAGCCCATCCAGCACGACCAATCGGCGGAATAGGCGATGAGATTGTTGAGCGCAGAAAGATTGCGCGTCAGCCCCGCCGCGTCGAACAATCCGCGCACGTCGCTGGCGAGCTGCGTCAACCCGGCGACGAAGGGATAGTCCCACACCGCATGGCCGGCGCCGTCCGTCGTCCCGGCTTTCGTCCAGGCGGGGCCGCGCACCGTCTCCAGCCCGCGCAACTCCGAGCCGATGACGAACAGATCGACCCCGCCCGCCACCGCGCAGAGATGGGCGTAATGCAGGATCATGCGGCGATAGGTCCAATCCGTCGCTGAGCCGGAATAGGCCACCGTCAGATTGACGCTGTCAGGCGTGAACTGAGACGCCGCCGCCGCACCGAGAAAAGCGTCGACCGCCGCCGTCGCCGCGCTGGATAGATCCGGCGCATAGCTGATCTCGCCGCGCCACGGCAGCCCCGGCGCGGTCATCAGCAGGAAAGGATAGAACACGACCTTGAAGCCGCGCGCCTTGAGATCGCGCAGGCAGCGCACGATCGAGGCGTCGCTCGGCGTGCCGGCATAGACGAAGTTTCCATCGCTCGCCGTCGCCATCGGGATGAGGCCGGGGCTCGCCTGGGTCAGCGAGGAGCAGCGCCAGACGTCGGCGCCGCCGCCGGCCTGCTGGAAAGTTCCGCCGATATAGGTGGTGGTCGGATAGACGTGGCACGCCCCCGCCGTCAGTCCGTCGCAAAACCAGGCGCAGACCAGCGAGACGGTGCGGCATTCGGGGTGCTGGCTTGAGAGCTGGTTGAGCGCGATCGTGTAATCCGTCGTCCCTCCACCGCCGGCGTAGGCGTTGATCGCCGTCAGGCCGGGCTCGGCCACGCGCTGGCCGAGATAGGCGATGGGGTCGTAGGTGAATTCGCCCGTGGCGGGCAGCAGATGGACGCCGGTTAGAGTGGGCAAAGGTTAAGCCTCGTCCTGCGCGAGAACGCCGCGCCGCGCCCGTCAGGGCGGTTCGACGCAAATGTTCTTGTTTTGTTCTGGTAGAAAGTTTCCGCCCTCTGAACGCAAGGCAGCCACTATAGCCAATATCTTCGGAAACGGCGTAAGCGTCAAGAGATATTTTCTGATTATCACGAAACGCAATGGTCGTGAACGCCCTCGCCAAACGCCCGTCGATCCGTTCAAGTAGCTGGTCGGGGCAGCAGGATTCGAACCTGCGACCTGAAGTTCCCAAAATGTGAGAAACGGGTTTCCCCGTGCTTCCCCGTCAAGGATTTCTTATTGATTTCCTTGCTATTTTGGTTACCCCTGCTTTCCGACGTTTCTTCCTTTTTCCGTCATGGTGGTCACCGGGTGGTCACCGCCCATATTACTCCCTCCCCGCCTTGGATAGCGATATGTCCGCTCCTTCGACGAAAGCGACGAACACGAAACTCACAAAGCGCGCGGTGGACGCCGCAACTGCCCGATCCGAGCGCTACATTATGTGGGACAACGAGTTAAAGGGTTTCGGCCTTCGTGTGGAGCCGAGCGGCGCCAAAACATTCCTTGTGCGCTATCGGCCCAAGGGAGCAGGTCGCGCTGGTGCCAAGCGGTTCGTGAAGCTCGGACGCTACGGTTCGGTAACTCCTGACCAGGCGCGGGACCAAGCCAAGAAGATCCTCGGAGCGGTTGCCGGCGGCGGTGATCCGGCTGGCGAGCAAATCAAAGCGCGTGAAGCGATGACGTTCGCGGAACTCGCCGAACGATATCTCAACGAAGAGGTGACGCCGAAGCGCAAACCGGGGACCGCCACCCTCTACTCGCACTACCTGCGAGATCTGGCCATTCCAGAAATCGGTCGCCTCAAGGCGGACGCTATTACGCGCTCGGACATTTCCAAACTCCATTTGAAGATCGGGCGAACGCGCCCCGTCGCCGCCAACAGGGTTCTCGCCGCTCTGTCGTCGCTGTTCAGCTACGGTGCGAAACAGGCGATCCTGCCCGAGATGTTCAATCCCGCACGCGGTGTCGAAAAGTTTCGGGAGGCCGCGCGGGAGCGCTTTCTAAATTTGGCAGAGTTGGAACGACTCGGCGCGGCCATTCACGAGGCCGAAACGACCGGCGTCCCCTGGATCGTCGATGAGGAAAAGCCGACCTCAAAGCATACGCCGAAAACCGAGAGGATCACCCGGCTTTCTCCGTTCGCAGGGGCCGCGATTCGACTGCTGCTGTTCACGGGCTGCCGCCTGCGTGAAATCCTTCATTTGCGCTGGACCGACGTCGATATTGAGCGAGGAATGCTCAACCTTTCGGACAGCAAAACGGGGCGGAAGAGCGTGGTACTGAACGCCCCTGCGCTTTCCGTTATCGGCACTCTGCCCCGTATTGGCGACTACGTGATCCAAGGCGAGCAGACGGACAGGCCAAGATCGGACTTGAAGCGACCTTGGGCAATCGTTTGCCGGAGGGCGGGCCTAGAGAGCGTGCGGATTCACGACCTCAGGCACTCGTTTGCGAGCGTCGGCGTGGGCGCTGGTCACGGACTGCCGATCGTCGGCAAGCTTCTCGGGCATGCTGACTCGTCCTCAACCGCCAGGTATGCGCACCTGGACGCCGATCCAGTGCGCCGCGCATCAAATTCCATCGCCACCACGATTGAGGCTGCGATTAACGGCAAAGGTAGAGACGGGACGCTCCTCAAGCAAACGGAAAAGTGACAAATTGCCACTAAGCCTTGACTTCGGTCTCTTCAATGCAGCGGTAAATTCCTCGCAAAACCTACATGAGAGACGTCAAATTGCGAAAAGTTATCGAACTGCCCGACGATATCCCTGCGGAATTTTTCGAAGAATTTGTCGCAGGGGATCCGAATGAGGAATACGAGCAACAAAGCTTATTGTTGCATCGACATTTGGACTCTCGGCGCAATGCAAGGGAGCTTCTCTTTCAATATTTTAATATACCTTATAGAAAAGACGCCATCTGGCCCGACGTGAGAACAAAGGTCGACGCCGAGAATCTTGCCTTTGCCATTGCGGCTCTGATATTTCCGGCATTCCGGCCCGTCAGTGAATATATGCCGAAAAAGCGGGGTGGGCGACGAGCAAAATTGAAAGGCAGACCCAAGTACGAAGTCTCTTTTCTTATCGAAGTCGCTGATGCAATTGATAAATTTCGACACGATTCTAACTTGAATAGGACGTTATCATCCATAAGTTACAATAGATTCTTGAATCTAAATCCTCATATAGCAAAACATTTGCGTGTCAATGCATATCCATTGCGTTTTAGTTCTTTCAAGAAATATCTTAGCCTTGGGCGTACAGCCAGGGATTTAGGTGTTATTTGGCACGTGCACACTAAAAAGTACATAAGGTTCGACAACCCAGAAATACATCCTGTAATGGCCGGAATTTTGGAGGGGTGTCGGCATCTTTCAGATCCATTTCCTGACTACGAAATTGTCGAATTAATTGTTTTATTCGACCAGACAAAAACTTATTATTGGCCTATTGTTAATATTATATACGACAACCTCGAAGCTCAGCTACAAAGACAGATAGATGCGGGTGTGAAATCTCCGCGCCAAAAGCCGTTTGATGACCCCATCGACCCCCTCTGGTTGATGAAAAAAAACGGGAAATTTAATCCCTAGTTTTCAGATTGGGGATTTTTTCTTCCCCGGTGCTCGGTGCACATTTCGACCGTCATCGCAATATGGCGGAACCCAAAGTGTCTCCTGAGCATCTGCCCAGCCTCCTCCGCCGCCGCGCGGCAGCGCAATATCTCCAGGACACCTGGGCTATGCGCTGTGCGGAGCAGACGCTTGCGCGCTACGCCGTGCAGGGGTGTGGGCCGGAGTTCCGCCGGTACGGGCGCGATGTTGTCTACGCAATCGAGAAGCTGGACGAGTGGGCGCGGTCGAGGCTCTCCGGGCCAGTTCGCTCCACGTCCGACGGCCGTATCTCGCGCGACGCCGTCAGTTAACGTTTGTATGGAGCCGCACAGCTACTTTTCGCAAAGGGCGAAAGTACACAAAGGTAACTATTGATCGTCACTCAACAATAATTCACATAGTCATATGCTCATATACTCATATAAGGTCTATAGGGTATATAGATTATATAAGGTATATAAGGTATATAGGGTATATGTGTATTATTTGCTATATAGAATTTTGCGGTTATACGTGACGTCAAACGTAATACGTTATGAACTTTTGCTTACGCGTAGTCACAGTGATCTGCGCTGACGAAATCAATGCTAGGATAGGAGTACATCGAATGTAAAGTAACTCAAGTATGTAGGGTTCTGGCCTGGAACCCGCAATACGTTTGGCCGAATACGCTTCGTCCCCGGAAAAATGCGGCCAAAAACGTCCGCATTTTTCCACCAAGGAGAGGCCGAGCGGCTAAAGAAGAGGCAAACCACCGCCGCCCTGGCGCTCAAGCAGGGGCCGCGCGCGGCGATGTTCATTTCGCCCCGCACGATCCTCAAACATAGCGGCCCGGAAGGGCCATTTTCCAGCAACTTGAGAAGCCGGAGCTGTGCGCGCCACCGCGCACTGCAATGTGCACCCTTGCGCTCGGCCCCAGCCTTGATCGAAAGCGAAAGCTCAACCATGCGTAACAACGAAACACCCCGCGATACTGAAAGCCTGATCGCCGAAACCCTCACCGTTCGACTTGCTCTCGGCGCGTCGAATGCCCTGCCCTACTTGGGCAAAGACGAGTACGATCCCCCTAAGTCGGAAGCAGACAAGATCCAGGACTTTTTGGAGGTGGCCTGTAACGCGAGCGAGGACACGGTGTTCAATTTCCGTGGCCGCGCCTTTAAGTTCGTCAAGCCGCACCCGGCAAATCCTGGACAGGGGACCCAGCTGCTCTCCTCTCGCGCTGGCGCGAAGTGCGCCGCGCAAATCGTGTTTGCTCCTGTCGATGAACCTTCGCAGCACATCGCAGTGCGCTACGCTCTGGTGCCGAATTCGAAGCCAGAAGTTGGTGGCCCAGAGTTCTTCCTTGAAGCCCAAGGCAATCCGACCACGATACTGGTTGGAAACAACGTCTTGCCCGTAACCGTTACTGATCCTGAGACAGGAGAGGTTGCTGACCTTCCCTCTTCGGCGCCCCACGCTGTCGCGACCCTGAACCGCGTTCTCTTTGAATTTCTCAAAGCTCTCTATGAGCAAATGACCGTATTTGACGACGGATTGTTTTCAGCGGCGACCGCCCAGGCCATCAGTCGCGGCGATTTCACTCTCGTCCGGATTCAGTGGTGTTGTTACTATGCGGTCGAAGACGTACCTCGCTTTCTCCAGTTCTTGACGGTCATATTCGGACATACGATCACGACGCCCGACGGCATCATCGACCTCGCGACGCTGCTCGGCTTGCGCTTTAATGTTTGGACAGATCGTCGGACACATCGCGTGACGGGCGTGTTGTTCGAAAAGCGGCATGGCAAGAACAGCGTCTTCTCGTTGGTGTTTTACGACAAGCAGAAGAGGGTAGCGCACATGCGCCAGGGGAAAACTCTTACTGATCCGGAGACAGCGCTAATCCAGGAGAACGTGCGCTTTGACACTACCGCGCACGGGCCCGGAATTATGGACATTATCAGCGAGGCGCGCCGCGTGCTGAAGAAGCGCCGCAAGCTCAAGTCGACGTTCTTGGACGACCTGCCGGCCGCTCAGTTCCTCGGCGGTACGCCTGAGCAGACGGCGTGGTGGTTTGAGCGGGCGGTGCATGTTTTGACGCATCGGGTCAGTGACGGTCGCATGCAGTCCCGGTCCTTCGCGAACTGGCTGATTCCGAGGATGATCAATTCCGTTCTTCGGCTTCCTGGCATCGTGAACTGCACGCCCGAACGGCTCCGCGCCTTCCTTGAGCTCGATGATCCTATCGTGAAGGCTTGGCATGCTATGAAGAAGTTCGAGCCGATTGGTTGGGCCAAACAACTCAGCGATGCGGCAGGCGTCTCCAAAACGACAGTGTACGCTCGTCAAAAGGAGTATGTGCTGAAATTTCATATCGACATCGGCAACCCTTATGCATTCTATCGCGATCTCGAGTTCTTCGGCCCGAATAGCTACACCAAGCCGGAAAATCGCGCGGCTTTGACTGCGGCTATCGGCGGCGGCGAAGGTGACGAGACGCTGCGGTTGTTGGCGGAGGCTTCCGACAATTTCTTCGCGCAAGTGGAGAATGTCGTTGGCAAAGCCATCTCGAATCCGCCTGCCCTCCTTCCTATCAAATTGGCGGGCGCAATGTCGGATCAACCGAAGCCTGCAATCGGAGGTGCGTCCAGCGGCGGACGGAGCGTTCCTCTGCTTCCTGCGCCCATTAAGCCAGCTCAAAAAAAGCCCTCGATCGCGAAGCCGACGCTGGGCATGGGCAAGACGCCAAAAGCGAAAGCAGTCGCGTCAAGCGTCAAGCCGCCAAAGCGGGGCGTCAGCGCCCAGGCCAAGGCGTCCGAGACGGGCGCAAAGCCCACGTCCCCGTCGAAAGCTAGGTCCAAGGTCAGCCCTCTTCAGAAAGCCAGCCTCCCCAAGCGGCCTCGCCGCTAAGTAGACCGGCGCCCGGCAGGATAATCCTGCCGGGCGCCGCAACAATCAGCCTCTCGGAAAGCCGGATCGCCTCGCGAAATCCCTATCATCTTACGCAGCGACGCGGTGCCCTGGGCGAACAACGAGGCAGCATCCTCCGATTTCCACCAGCCCAGACGCAATGGGTCAAATCACGTCTTAAATTCGATAATTAACCATGACGAAAATTAAACACTTTACATTTCAGTAGATTTATGGCATGGTGATATCGTGGGATATTCCATTGCCCGCGCACACCCCAAAATCCCACCATTGGCGACCGGCGCCGCCGTGCCGGGAAAACCGCGTGCGCCCGGCGGCCCGTCGCCAGAGCCCGAGGAGGCTGACTTGACCTGACCCGTTGCCATCGTTGCCGCGTCGCGTGCGTGTTTGCGTTCACCACCGGACCCCTCTGGGGTCCGATTTGATTCTGAGGATCAACCAAATGACGAGCTCAACTCCAACCAAACCTATCCCAAGCCCCGCCTTGCTGGTGTACGGCAAGCCTACGAGTCCCGACCTTCCCCAGGCGTCGTGGTTTCGCGCCGAGGACCGGCGGACCGTCGCGGCGACCGCGCAGACACTGAAGTTCTCAGTGCTCGACATCCAGACCGACGCCGAACGGGCGTTGACCCTCGGCGTCCATGAGGGCGTCTTGAAGGGCGCAGGCCGCATGATCGTCGGGTCCGTCACCCCGGAAGTTTACAAGCGGATCGAAGAATACGTGGCCAAGGCGTCCGGGTCGAACACCTCGCCCGGAGCGGTGAATGCTGAGGCTTCAGTGGCAAGAGTGGCCGCAGAACAAAACATAAACACGGGATCAGCGGAGGCTGCCGCCGGCGCGCCCGCAAAGACAGGGCCGATTTCCCCTCCGCCCAACCCGTGGGACGCCTTGAGGGTCGGGGCGCGGGTGCTCGCTGCGTATTGGAATGAAAGCCGCGAGTTCGAGGGCTTCTGGCTCGCCACTGTGAAGCGGGTCGAAAACGGCGAGTTCACGCTGGAATGGGTTGAGGCGCCGGAATTCCCGCCGTTCAAAGCCCCGCCCAAAAACATCGCCGTCCCGCATCCCCAGTTCCGGCCCTCAGGCAAGTAACCCGGCGACGGCTTTCAATCCTCAATGACGCATCGGGGCGGCTTTTGGGCCGCCCCTTTTCATTGCGCGCGCTCGCCGACGGGGCGACCGCCATCCATCCGCTCAACTTCAGGAAACTTTGCCATGACCAGCACGACCGA